AGGATTCGTTCCATCTGGTGCCTCGCAAAACTCGCTTTCTCCTGTTTCTTCAGGCGCACTGACTGCTGCCAAAAAGAATATCATTGTGCAAAACTTTGATTCTACAGACTCGGAAGTTTATGTGGTAGTCGTAAGAACGATTACAACAAATGGAAATCAGACTGCAACTGTCGGCGCAGCTTTGCAGTGGCGTGAAATTTACTGAATATCAAACATAGATCATTTTTGGAGTGATTTTATTATTTTCTCGCTATCTCAAATAATGACGATGGTATTGGAACTTTGACTTGGGAAGAATTTTAGTATATAATTTATATGAATGAGTTTTACATATTTGGATTGCAACGCAGTGGAACAACATTTTTAGAACACTTACTCCATCTAAATTTTGAGTGCAGGGTTGCAAATAGTGATGATTCTTGGAAACATTCTATAGAAAAACTTGTATTTTCCTCTTATACAATATTTAATATTTACAAGAATCCATATACATGGATTGAATCAGTGATGTTCCGAGAACATGCTGATCTTCCAACAACGAGCCCTCAAATTCTTAGAGAAAGTTCTTTAAATGGAGGTATACATTTAAGAATAAATCCTGTAGAATTAGCAAAAATTTATGAAAACTATTGTAATAATTGGTGTGTTAATTTGAGCAATAACACTTTTGTAGTTCGATATGAAGATTTAATTGAAAAAGATTTTTTAAAACATTTTATAGAAATGATACCTTTTACTAGAATTTGCGATGATATAAAAATTCCAAAAGCTGGATTTTGGATGTCTGAGGGATTTAAAGAAGATATAATCCCATACTATTTGAAAGGAATTCCAGAGCATCTTAATTCTGATCAAATTAACGCTATAAATGAAGTTATTTCAAATCAAACTTTTTCTCGGCTTGGATACCAACGAATAAATTTATGAAATTATGTTTTATTGATACTCTTGGACTTTGTTATGATGGAAGCACTCTTGATAAAAGAGGACTCGGCGGTTCAGAATCAGCTATAATTCTAATGTCTAGAGAACTAGTTAAAATTGGTTTTGATGTCACAGTATTTAACGACTGTTATGTCGACGATGCAAAGCCAGGAATTTATGAAAAAGTTCTTTATCGACCTTTACGAGAAGTAGAAACCTGTGGAGAAACTTTTGATATTGTGATTGGTTGCCGCTCAGTATCTCCATTTGCGCCCGACGATTGGAGAAACAACTTCAAAACTTTCACCGAAGAAATGCCAAAATTTGAAGCATTCATGAAACGCGCGAAACATAAAGTTCTTTGGATGCATGATACTTTCTGCGATGGAGATGTGTACATTGAAGACTTCGTAGTCCAAGGTAGAATTGACGAAGTATTCACTCTATCAGATTGGCATACAACCTATATCACCACCGCTGATCATGGTCACAAACGGATGTTCGAAGTCTTTAAAAAGAAAATTTTTCAAACTCGTAATGGTATTGGAGCTGCACCCAATGAATGGATTGATATTCGTGGAAAAGATCCCAATCATTTTGTATATAATTCTTCGGTGAGCAAGGGAATGTATCCTCTTCTCCAAGAGGTTTGGCCAAGAATTAAAAATAATTTACCTAATGCTTACTTGACTGTGATTGGTGGCTACTATAAAATGCGTAGCACTGTTGAACCTGATGAAAATGAACAGAGATGGCGAACTTTTGTAGAAGATCCATTGAACAAAATCACTGATGTTCATTTTACTGGTATTATTAAGCATTCTGAAATTTCACAAATTCTGCGTCATGCATCTTTCATGATCTACCCCGCAGAGTTCCCTGAAACTTTTGGTATCTCAACATTAGAATCTTTGGTGCACAATACACCTCTCATCACTTGCGACTTTGGTGCTTTGGAAGAAACTGCAGTTGATGATTGTTGCTATAAAATTCCATATTCTATTGTGCCCAATTCTCTGTATCCAGATATTAATGCGCAATGGCAATTCAACTCTCTTACTGCAGTTGCTATTGAAGCATATAACAATACTTATCTTCATCAACAAAAGATGTATGCTTGTAATAAAGTGAAGAGTATTTGTGGATGGGACGGTGTTGCTCTTCAGTGGAAGCAACATCTTTTCAAGAAGTTGGGTAAATTCATGCCAGTAAGTGAATACCGAACTGTAACTCAAATCAATCACGATGTTCGTAAAGTATTTGGTCGTAGATTCTTTAATCTAGAAGAATTACAAGAACCAAAAAATATTCATCAACTAAAAATTAATGTAATAACACCAGTTTACAATTCTCAAGATTATATCAGCAAATGTATTGAATCTATTGCACAGCAGGATTATGAAAATTATTCAATGATTATAATTGATGATTGTTCTACTGATAATACTTTCAATCAAATAAATCATACAATCTCATCATTACCTGAAGAAATTAAAGAAAAATTTATCGTTATACAAAATTCAACTAATCTTGGGGCTGTATGCAATCAATACAATGCAATTAAAAATTTTTGTAATGACGGCATTATAATGCTTCTTGATGGAGATGATTATCTAATAAATGATCCAAATATCTTTCACAAATATAACAATCTTTATCATAATAATGCTGAATTCACTTATGGGAGTTGTTGGTCATTAGCCGATAACATTCCTTTAATTGCGCAACAGTATCCTCCAGAGATTAAAAAACGTAAATTATATCGAGAATATAAATTTAACTGGAATATGCCATATACACATTTGAGAACTTTTAATTTGAAATTGTTTAATGAATTGACAGAAAAAGATTTTCAAGATCAAGAGGGTAATTGGTTTAGAGCTGGTGGAGACGCAGCTATGTTTTACAATCTAATCGATAAAGCTAATAGCGAAAATGTCATATGCGTCTCAGATGTAGTGTATGCGTATAATGATTTAAATCCGCTTAATGACTATAAGATCAATGCAGAAGAACAAAATAAAACTGCTGCTAAAGTTCTTAATAAATCGCCATTTTTTCCAGGACAGTTTGATTTGAGACCATTATGACAAAGATTCTAATAGCAATACCTACTGCTCGATATATTGAAGCAGAAACGTTTAAGTCAATTTATGATTTGGAAATTCCAGAAGGATACACAGTTGATTTTCAGTATTTTTATGGATATAGAGTGGATCAAGTTCGTAATCTGATTTGCGACTGGGTTGTTCGTGATTATGATTATCTTTTAGCTATAGATCATGATATCACCTTTTCGCCAGATACGCTGAGAAAAATGTTAAATCACAATGTTGATTTAGTGTCTGGAGTTTACCGACAAAGATTAGAACCACAGATGATTGAAATATATGATTTGAACCAACATAGAATGACTATTGATCAGATATATGGTAAATCTATAGTTCAAATTGGCGGGTGCGGATTTGGATGCGTTCTCGTTCGTAAAGAGGTACTTTTTCAAATCGGATATCCACAATTTGAGTATTATCCAGCTCTCGATCATAATAATACCATCAGTGAAGATACTGATTTCTGTAGAAAAGCAACAGAAAAAGGTTTTAAACTCTGGTGCGATCCTTCCATTCTTTGTGGACATATTGGATCAACCACTATGAACGTTGAAATTCTGCAACAGAGATAATCAATAAATAAGATAAATACAAAAAACCACAGGATTAATAATGCCGCTCACGTTTTCTAAACTTCCTGGATATGCTATTGAAGGAGAATCGATTACACTAGATCAAACTAGTAACGATATCGACGCTGCCATCGGCTCAGGCATTCCAAAAATCGTGTCATTAAGTTATCCTAATGGAAATACCAGTACACGTGCTGATGCATTTGAGACACTAACATTAAGTGGCAGTGGCTTTGGCGCCAATGCTAATGCTTGGATTGGATCAGTTTTATCTAGTAATACAACAGTAATAAATTCAAATTCCATCACATTTGTTTGTCCAGTTGTATCAGTTGGAAACAATACAGTTTATGTTGTAAACACTGATGGTGGAACAGGATCGTTTTCACCAGGAGTTCAAGCGACAGTAGCAGCAGGATTTCAGGGCGTTAATTATGGTTACACTTCTGGTGGAGCGTGGCAAACACCCCCAGATAATATAATCGAT